ACCACATCTACAGTGACAATTTCAAAGTCACTGACATGTCCGTTGGCGTCGTTGACGTTACCGCTGCCACGACTGCTAACACCTAATTTTACACCCGACGTCAGCATGGTTTTTACCAGCTCGCCCATGGGTGTGGGTAGTATTTTTAATTTTCCATAACCAGCAGGGCCATCCATCCACATTTTTTCAATCATGTGACTTACACGATCTAGATTGATCTTAAGGTCTTCTGGGTGGTCTACTTCGCCCAGGACTGAATGACCAGTGGTGATCTGTTCGTTGATGGTGTCTACTGCTTTGGCTATTTCGTTGACAGGATATACTCGTTCGTTGGCGTTGCGAACACCGCCCTCAATGCAGATGCCTTTGAGGTACAGGTTCTTGCCAGATCCATCCGCGGCTTCCTCAGACAAGATTTCTGCTCTTGCCTGAGTGAAGCTTAGATGTTCTCTTAGATATCGAGCCATATCTCTGATTTACGCCTTAGGAAACGGTGTCTTTGTGTTGACACCTGCTGCTTGTGCTGTAACAGGCTTGGTAGCTGGAGTCATGGTCTTGTTGCCGCCTAGGCTGTTTTGTACCTTGCCAATCAACTCACCAGCCTTAGGAGCAGGACGGCCTTGGGCTGTATCGCCTGTCATTTTGACAGGATGAGCCATGGCACCTTTTGCGCCCGAGTTATGTGGTACAGTACTTTTGGTGTTGGCACCGTCGTCGCCCATTTTAGCAGGAGTTACTTTGGACAAACTTACAGCTTCCATCATGCCCATTTCAAGTTCTTCCGAATCAGACTCTTCCTCTTCTTCGCCGTTGCCCATGTCAAAATCGGCTGTTTCTGTGTCGTCCATTTCTAAATCGTCACCGCCCATCTCGTCACCAACTGCATCGCCGCCGTCGTCACCCATGAGGGATTCAAATTCGGCCATGAGTTCGTCTAGTTTGTCTTCTAGATCAACCACGCGATCTTCAAGATCTTCATCGCCGTCGGCTTCTTGCATTTCCATGCCTTGTTCTTCAGCTTCAACGGTGTCCATGAGTTCTTCGTCATCCATCATGGCCGACTCGTCCATTTCTTCGTCTTCTTCCTCGTCCATGCGCTCTTTACGATCTTTTTTGTCGTCGTACTCGATGTCCTTGGTGACTTTTTCGCCGGCTTTTTCAGCTTTTTTGTCTTCGTCGTCTGTGGACTCGGCTTCGTCTAACTCTTCCTCACTCATGAGGTTTTCGTAGATTTCACGTGACTTTTCTACCACGATGTCGTGGAAAAGTTCTTTGGCTTTCGCCTCTTCGTCGTTGATCACGTATTCGATCAACTGTTCAAATTTCGATGTCATATTATCTCCTTCATAGGTTATGGCTCGTGATAATATTTACATATTAACTGAAATATTGGTACTTTTGAGGTGGAAAACTGTAGGTTTTATGACTGCAATATTACAGCGCAGGTGCCGCAGGCGGAGGTGCGTACTGCTTCTTGATATCTTTGAGTTTTTCTTTGTATTCAAAACTTCTTACATCATTCATCTGACGCAGTTTGTTTAACTGTTTCAACGTCAGGCGTGTTTTGCGTAGATCGCCCAGGCGCGGCTGGCTGTTGTCCTGCGACACATCCTGATAGGCTTCGGGGCTACGCTCGTAGATTTCGTTAAGGATCATCTTGTATTTATTAGAGACCGGGCACGCCAGCTGGTGCTGGTGCTCCAGCTGTGCCAGCAGTTCCGGGCGCAGTAGTGGGTGCTCCGGGCAGGCCTTGCGGTACGCCGCCTTCGGCACCCAGTTCGGCACCGGCTAGTTCTTGACCTGTGGCTATGTCGCTTTCTAGTCCTGCAGGTGTAATGCCTATGGCCCGCAGATCTTGTCCTTGTGTGGTAGTCAACTCGGGCTCGTCGCGCTCTTCTTTCCACATCTGTTCGTTTTCTAAGATTTCTTCGTCGGACAGACCCAGGTAGCGTTTCATCATAAAACGCTTGCTCATGTAGGGCAAGGGTTCCAAGCTGGTAAACGCCTGTATGCGGCTGGTGTCTAATTCGGCCTGGCGGTAGCTGGCAAAATTCTGTGGTTCGCACAGATTAATCGTGAACAAACCAGCATCAATGTTGAAGCCTCTCCAGCGCAGGAACATCTTGAATTCGTCGTCTAGCTTTTGCATGATCAGAGATTGCAACCGCTCGCAATACTGGTTAAATCTGTATTCTTGGATCAGTGCGGTGCCCACTCGACCGTCGTTCATAGCACGGTCGGAGTCGTCGGGGCCAGTGGGCAGGTAACTGCTGGGCACACGCAGGCCGCGGGCCATTTTGTTGTTGAAATATTTTAAATCGTCAATTTCGCCCAGATTAGCACCGCCGGGCAAGGTAGTAACGTCTGATCCTTTGCTGTCTGCGCTGACCGGAAAGAAGTAATCTTCGTTGATACTAAGTGGGTTGTATGACGCATCCATCATGTTGGCTCCGCCGCCAGTGTTGGTAGGAATCCTGCGTTGATGCATCTCGTTTTTGACCCGTTCCACAAACTGCATGGCCATGTGGCTGGGCATGTTGCCCACGTCAATTTTGAAAATCCTACGTTCCGGAGCCCGTTGCACACGATAGATCAGAACTGAGTCTTCCAGCAGTTCTTTTTGTTTGAATACCTTGAATATGTTTTCCAAGATGCTTTGTCCAAAAGGCCAGAAAAAATCCAGTCCTTCGTTCAAGCTGAGATGCACCACATGCCTGGCATCAATGCAGGTTTCGTTCATGGCCTGTGTGAATCGGCTATTGCCTGTTCCTCCACCTGCACCGCCATAACCACCACCGTTGGGTGCTGTATAGTTGTTTTGTCCAGCCACGCCAGTGGCACGACTTACATAATAATCACTTGTGGTTTTTTGAGCAACGCTCATGTTTTGGAAGTTAGGGTTGATATCACGTATAATGTACTGCTCTGGACGCTTGCCTTCGCTTTCGTTGACAATTACACGGGCTACCTTGACCATGTCCACCCACATCATTTCAAAGGTTTCTGGATCGCGGACAAACACTTGATCACCATACTTGATGGTGTTGCGGAACAGTTTGAATATGCGCTGATCCAGTTGGTTCAACTTGGTCCACTGTTGCAATTGTTTTTTGATGATTTCCACTTCGTGATCAGTGGGCTTGTCGTTGAACACAATGTCAAACGGCGTTTTGTTGTCAGGGTTTATCTGCGTTGAGAATTCAGCTATGATATCTAAACAGGCATTGACTTCCGAATCGCAGTCCATGTTTTCGTACTGATTGTAGCGTTCAATACGGTTGGGATGTCCGCTGTAGACTTCCGGCAGGCGTGACGCATAGTTACGGAACGCAAAGTCGTTGGGTGTACCGGTGCCGTCAGAGTATCCCACGCCAGTTTGTCTGGGATAGTTGGGCAGGCCAAATTGATTTTGTCCAGAAATTGGGCTAAGTTGTCCGCCGGTGTTGGCTACTCTACAGTACTTGTTCCAGCCGCGCTTGCGGTTGTTGTCGTTGTCTGCCATGGTTGTATATTTAGCGTATTAGCTGACCAAGCGATTGGTTTTTTCTTGTGCCCTGGCACCATTACGGGTGTTGTACTCAATTCGTTCCATAATCTGGGCCAGGCCTGTGATCTCGGTTTTGGCCGACTGCTCGGCCTGAACCTTTTGTCCTTGTGCCTGTGTCGCGACGCCGGCTCCGTTGTAGTTCACATCTGACATGGCATTGGTACGACTGCCTGTGGGTCCACTTACTGTGCCGGCTCGTCCGCCTTCGATGCGTTTCATGGCATCCAATACTCGACTTTGTTGTTCTGGAGTGAGATCAGCATAGCGCATGTTTTGGTCGATGCCAGTCTGAGCCATTATTTGTCGCGCATAAGATTTTGGATCATTTTCATTGGAGGGTGCGTAGCGTTTGATAGCATCAGATAAACTCAAGCTGGCATAGTTCTTGCTCTTGAGCAAGGCATCTTGTGCCATGCGACCTTGTTCTTCTGAGGGGAATATGGCAAATCTGCCGTCGCTGCCAATGGCACCATATTTGATAGCAAACGGTCCGTATTCAATGTTGCCCGGATTGTTGTTGCGCCAGTTGCGGTCGCCACCGGTTCTGGTTTCGTTGCCGATTGTAACTGATCTGCCCGGAACCACACCGCCCATAGCAGCTCTAGGCCCACCAGCGGCACCGCGATCTACACCAGCAGGAGTTGATTTGGTGCCGCCTACTCCAAGATACTTGTTCATGCTGCCGGTAACTGATTCCAATGCCGAGGCAAACTTGTTGACTGCGGGCACGGCATAGGTAGCTAGACTAAAGCCCAGGCTTTGTAGATTTTTGCTGGCGCCGGCTGTGGCCAACTGTGCGTCTGTAAACTCTTCTGTGGTCTTGCCTGCTGCATTGGCTGTTTTTTCTTGGGCGTCTGAAATTTCTTGCTGACGTTGCAAGGATGTTTTGTTTTGTATTCTGGCCTTGGCATCCAAGCTCTGCACAGTAAGGCCGCCTAAATCTTTGCCGTATTGAGCTAGAGTGCCAAATGTGTCTGCTCCTCTTGACATGGCTTCTTCAGTGTCGGCTATGGCCTGCACAGATCTTTTGTTTCCTGCTATGATATCTTGTGTATTTTGTCTAAGGGCATCACCGGTAAACAAGTTGGCTTCTGCAGCCTCTTTGGTCAACGGAATTCCTGTGACCAAGGCACGAGCAGCATCTCCAGCAGCTCCGCCGAGCCCGTCTACGTACAATCTCAACTGGTCTGCTTGATCCTTTTGTCCATTGGCTGTCATTTCTGCCAGCTTGGCGCGGAATCTAGCATCCACTAGACTTTTCTGTGCTTCTCGTTGTTGTTGTTCTCGTGTCTGTCCTGTGAGTCGGGCTATCTTGTCGACTTCTACAATGTAGTCTTGTGTTTTTTTGGTCAATTGTTCCGTAGTAGCGCCTTGAGTAATGCCATATCTGGCACTGTCAGCTAGGTACTGTGCTGTGGCATCTCCCACAGCATCTAATCCTATGCCCAGTTTTAAAAACTTTCTGGCTGTGTCGCCGGTGGTCAACACGCCTGACACTTTGCTGAGCTCTTCGGCACCCATGGCCGCTGTGCCGCTGAGTGCTGCTAGGCCTGTGGTATTGGCTTTTACAGCTTTGGCAAAGGCCGGTAAGCTGTAGTTGCCCATTTGGTTAAACTGGCGTAGCAATCCATCTACCCCGTCGGCTGCAGTGGCACTTGCATCGCCCAGAGTTTGATAGTTCTTGGCCATGACATCCAACTGATCCAGCACAAACTTGGCCGCTTCGCCTACACCTTCGGCTAGAGCTTTGGCTGCACCGCCTACCAGGGGTATGGCACTGGCCAGTTTTCCAACCACGCCGGTCAATCCTGAACTAGCACCACCCAGAGATTTGAAACTGCCTTCGCCGTCGGCCACTTGCTTGGCCATGCCACCTATGGCCGAGGTTGCACCCAGGAGTCGTTTGGTATAGCCTTCGAGAGCCTTGTTGACATTTTGAGTAGTGCCGCCCAGTTTGGCCAGGGTTTCGGCTGAAACAGTGCCGCCCTGGCGCAGTTGTTCTAGAGCTTCGGATACAGCTTGTAATTCATTTGGGTCCATGTTTTCCACGTATAAGTATTAGCACAATATTTATGGTGGTAAAATGAGCAATCCTTTAAGTCAGTATTTCCGACAACCCAGCATCTACATAAAGTTGCCCAGTGGCGGGCAGAACTATCCTGCTGGCACCTTAAACATGCCGGCCAATGGCGAATTGCCGGTGTATCCCATGACTGCCATCGACGAGATCACCTATCGCACACCGGATGCCTTGTTCAACGGCCAGGCCACTGTCAACGTGATACAGAGTTGCGTGCCCAATATACGAGATGCCTGGGCAGTGCCGGGCATTGATCTAGACACCATACTTATAGCCATACGCATAGCCAGCTACGGTCATGACATGGAGTTTGCTACCACATGCCCGGCCTGCAACGACACGTCAGAACGCACCATAGATTTGAGAACCATGTTGGATGCCTTGCGAGCTCCCGACTACGCGGCACACATTGCACATGGCGATTTGGAGATCTATTTCCGTCCGTTGAGCTACAAAAATCTCAACGACAACAGCGCATTGCAGTACGAACAACAAAAACTGCTACAGGTCATACCCGACAGCACAATATCCGAAGCCGACAAGATGGCTGCTTTGAACCAAGCATTTAAACAGCTGACTGAAATCACAGTACGAAGTCTAGCCATCAGCATTGTGACCATAAAGACTCCGCAGTCCTTGGTCAGTGAACCAGCTTTCATTGAAGAGTTTTTGAAAAACTGCGATAGAGATCTGTTCAATCAGATACGTGATCATGTGTTGAAACTGCGTGAACAAAGCGAACTGCAACCCTTGAAACTGGAATGTACAGCTTGCAATCACAGGTACGAACAAGTTTTGACTTTGGACATGGCCAGTTTTTTCGTGCCCGCCTCTTAGTCTTGGACTCTGACCAGATTTCCAAAGTTGTGGATCAGATGGACAAGGAAACACAGGACATAAGACAAGAAGCCATCAAGGTGGCCTGGTACATGCGTGGCGGCATCAGCTACGATCAAGCTCTACATCTCCGTGTACAAG